TTATTACCTCAATCTTTTAAAGCGTGATTTACTTCCCTACTTTCCTGAAGATATATTAGCTGATAAGTCTCTTTTCCTGAAGCTGGTAAACAATTTCTATAAGTCAAATGGTACACCAGATTCAGTAAAGTTTCTATTTAAAGCGTTATATAATGATGATATTGACATTTACTATCCAAAAGAAGACATTTTAAGGGCTTCAGATGGTAAATGGTTTTTGCCATTAGCACTTAGAATTGACACAGATGATTTAAACATCTTAAACATCGAAAAGACTTTAATCACAGGTACAGTTTCAAAGGCGACAGCAGTAGTAGAAAAAGTTATTCAATCTGTTGATCGTCAGCTAGGTATCAAGTATATCGAAGTTTATATTTCAAACATTCAGAGATTATTTGAGACAGGCGAAACCGTAACTGCAACATATATTGATTCTATCACAGGATTTCCTGTAACAGTTTCAGGTAGACTTGTAGGTGCACTCTCTGAAATAAAAATTGATCCTTTAAATAGAGGACTTTATTATGTGGGCTATGATCCCGCAGTTTCCTCATATCCAGGTGATCCTGTCTCTATTGTAGGAGGATTAAATCCTGTTTCAACAAATCCAGTAGGTGCATTAGCTTATGTTGGACAAACTACAAAGGGTGCCATAACTGATGTAGTTACAACAAATGGTGGTTTTGGATTCAGGGACGTTTCTGTTGATGGTGAAGATACAGTTCTTATAGATTTCGTTAATGGATTTACTAATGCTCCAATAGGAACAGAAGCAAAGGCACGATTAAGCTTAGTTGATGATGCGAATGTGCGAACAATTAATGTGAGTAGTTTACAAATAGAATCATTCAATGCCGCATATTCAAATATATCATTAGCAAATTCAAAAACCATTCTTCAAATCATATCATCAAATTATCAGTCATTCAATGTATATCCTATAGCGTTTGTGGAATTGACAAGCGGTGGTGGTGGATATAGAAATAAACCTACAGTAGAAACGTATAGCTTTTTCAATGAAAATAATGGTGATGTTCTGATTGCAGGTGTATCTCCTGCTACTATACCCACAGTAAATTTAGTAAAGGGACTTAGTACTATAACACATTCTACCGCAGGACAAAGTTTTATTACACTCGGTTTAGAACCTGGCAACTTAGTTAGACTCTATAAAAACAATCCAAATTTTGAATCTGTTCTGGAAGTTCAAAATGTAAGTAGCACAACTCTGACATTCTCTTCAACGTTCGAGAATGACATGACAGGTCTTTCATTATATAAAGTTCTTAGAAATGATTTATATAAAGTTGGATCAATAGGAAGAATCAACATTATTAATCCAGGCAGTGGTTATGCTAATGGTCAAACTATCAATTTCATTGGTGGATCGGGATATGGAGCAAATGCATACATTAATGTCAACTCAGCAGGATCAATTGTAAAAGTTACGATTAACAATCATTCATCAAATGCATATCTTTTAGGCGGTGAAGGTTATCAACGAGATGCATTACCAACGTTAACAATAAACACAACTTCAGGTACGAACGCTATACTTCAAGTTTCAGAAGTTTTAGGTGACGGTGAACAATATGATCTATTGACTTCTAGAATCGGTGCGATCTCAACTATTCGCGTAATTAGCTATGGTTATGATTATATTGAAGCACCAAGAGTCTCATTGAGAAATATGGACTTGTTTCTTGCAAATGTGACATCCACTGAATTGTTTGTTTCAAATACTACTGTATATCAAGGAACATCAAACAGTAATTTCACGTTCAAAGCAACAGTTGACAATTATGATCCATTAGCAAATCGTCTTCGTGTTTTCGATTACAATGGAACAATAGATACAGCAAAGCTTATAAAATACGACAGTCCAATCACACTTGAAGCAATTAAAGCGAACGTAATAAGCTCAGTCATATACGGTGATGGAAGAGCAAGAGCCACAGCTAATTTTGAGAATGGACTGATCAGATATCCTGGCATCTATGTAAATAGCGATGGTCATCTAAGCTCAGATAAAGTTCTACAAGACGGCGACAAGTATCATAATTTCTCTTACGAAATAAAATCCAATATTGACTACGAAAAATACAAAAAGCCATTGTTTGATATTACTCATCCAGTTGGCACAAAAATATTTGCAACTAGAATCCTAAACATCGAAGAAGCTGTTGCTATATCTAATACAAGTCAAGTCATATCAGTGAACACATTACCAGATTCGTACAACATATCTTATGGCGCTAATAATGTAGTTACAACCAATTCTAGTGCCAATCTTATGAATTATGTTAATGTCGGTGACGTTATCATATTGAAAGATGTTTATAGAAGCGTTACAAATACCGTAAATGTCACATACGGTTCGAATACTGTTTATGGACCTAACACGAACTTTATAAATGATATTCAGGAAGGCGAAATCATTTACTTAAGTACAGGCAATACGGAAACAGTGTTGGAAATTTCAAATTCCAACTATCTAATAACTCAAAATACACTATATGCACCAACAACATCAGGCGTAGCAATAAACGTTAAATTTGATGATGTAAAAACTGTCACTTTTGTCAATGCAAATACAGTTCTCGTCAGCAGTAATTTTTCATCGAATTCTAAATTCACAACAGCAATCATTCAAAAAGTTGAATAAATATAATCATGCCATCATTACTAACTAAAAATTTCAAAACACTTTTTGTAAAGCAGATATATAATCTTCTAGATATTTCGGCTAATTCTTATTTGCCATTATCTAGACAATCTTATCTCTATGCTTTCATCGGCAAAGCTTTGCCATGGAACTCTGGAACAGAATCTCCAGCAGTACCATCAGAAACAGATGAAGCTATAAATGCCATCTATAGATTTGGTATTCTAGCGAAACGGTTGACTAATGATAATGCATCATTAATTGTTCCCAGAGTAGATTGGGAATCAAACACTGTATACAACACATATCAATCAAATAGTAATTTTTATGTGTTAACATCAAAAGATCAAGTATTTAAATGTTTGTATAATAATGGTGATCAGGCATCAACAGATGAGCCTGAAATTACTCTTTCCACTACGTCACTTGAAGAACCATATCTTCAAACAGCGGATAATTATAAGTGGAAATATATGTACACTCTAACTTCTGTTCAGAAACAAAAGTTTTTGAACGATGATTGGATGCCTGTGACAACAAATAAATTCGTTAGTGCGTCTGCTCAACCAGGTTCCATTGATGTTGTAACGATCACCAATTCAGGAAATAATTATGTTTCTGGCGCACTTCAGGATATTATTACTGTCACTGGAGATGGAACAGGAGCAGTTTTAAAAGCCAATGTTAGTGCACTTTCTATTCCTTTATCTGGAACAGCAAATATTTCAAATGTTACCGTAGTTGTTAGAGGCACTTCTACCAATTTTACGTCACAAATCGGCGTTGGAAATGTGGTCACTTTTGGAACAGAAAGTAAATTAGTTGTCGCTGTTGACTCAGCCACATCACTAAATGTTAATTCAGTTTTTGCTTCAGCGCAAACAGGAGTAAGTATATCTAAAACTGGCGGAGAAGTAATTGATATCGTAATTCAAGATAGAGGTCAAAATTATACATATGCTAATTTATCTTTTAGTGATGTTGCGGGTGGTACAGGAAATAGTGCAGCCGCAGTAGTTTCAATTGCTCCATATGACGGTCATGGTTTTGATGCTGTATCTGAATTAGGATGTAAAGCTATTATGTTTAATGTGGATTATGATAGAGGTGAATCCAATTCATTACCTGTGGATAATGATTTCCGTCAAGTTGTACTATTACAAAATCCTAAGCCATATAATAGTTCTCAATTAGCCACAGCAGATAAATATACACTGTATACAAGAATTTCAGTATCTCCAGGTATTGGTGATTTCAATGTTGATGAAATCGTTTATCAAGGCGAAACTTTCTCATCATCGACATTCACAGCAGACGTAGTATCATTTGATGATGTTTCAAATTATCTATATGTAAACAATATCAAAGGCACATTGAGCACCAATCAGTCTGTTATAGGTCAACAAAGTGGTTCAATTCGTGTTGTAAATTCGGTAACAAATCCTACATTAGATTTATATTCTGGTAAGATTTTATACATTGATAATAGAATGCCTGTCACAAGAGATGCTTCACAAAAGGAACGAATTCGGTTTATACTGAGTTTTTAACGAGGAATAAATGACTACCCTATTCAATTACGATCCATATTACGACGATTTCGATGAAGATAAAAACTTCATGCGTGTTCTATTTCGTCCAGGTTATGCTGTTCAGGCACGCGAACTGACACAGTTACAGACAATTTTATCGAATCAAATCGAAAAATTTGGCAATCATATTTTCAAGAGTGGTAGTCCAATAACTGGTGGTAAAATTTCATTAGATTCTAATGCTAATTATATCGTTTTAAATTCGCAATATAGCAATGAGGATGTTGTACCTTCGAATTTCTTAAATAAAACTATCGTATCATACAATTCAACAAAAACAGCAAAAGCAAAAGTTATTGCAGTAGACTCCGTTGACAATAATCCTGTTCTTGTTTTAAAGTATTTGAGTGGTGATAGATTCATTGAAGATGATGAAATTAAGATATTTGGACAAAATATTTTCGGTAAACTACGTTCTGCTAATGCTTATGGTGGTTCATATGTTGCAAGCATTCAAGAAGGCGTTTACTACTTTAAAGGGCAATTCGTAAAGATTGTTCCTCAGATTACTGTAGTTGAACTGTTTTATAGAACAGGCACATCAACAACAATAAACTCATTACCATCATATAAACTAGGTATTGAATTTGAGAATCAAACGATTGATGAAATCGATGATACGTCATTGCTTGATCCTGCACAAGGATCATTTAACTATCAAGCTCCTGGTGCAGATCGTTTCAAAATCGCAGCAACACTATCAAAGCGATCAATTGATTCCGCTGATATTTCATCATTCATAGAAGTAATTCGTCTTGTAAATGGCGTTAAAACAAAAGAATTGGAATATCCAATCTATAGTGAGATCGAAAAGACTTTAGCTCGTAGAACTTTTGATGAATCAGGTAACTACACAATTGATCCTTTCGTAATTTCACTTGAAGAAGGTGATTCTTCTAATGGTTATTTCAATGCAGTATTGGATCCAGGCAAAGCGTATATCAATGGTTTTGAATTCCAGACAATTTCACCTACCACGATTCAACTTGAAAGATCCAGAGAAACTACTAATGTAAATGATTATGATCTATCAACAAATTATGAAAGCACTGTAGCATTAAGAGATTTTTTTGGCACTCTAGATATAACTTCATTCCCGCTAATTGATGTGCATGCAGTTGCACACACTAGCGTAAATGTAACAAACACAAACGCATATAACTCAACTAAAATCGGCACAATTCGTGCTGATATGATTCAGTACAATGATTCAACCAACTCTGACGTTGGAACAACATACACATATACGGTAAACGTATTTGACGCTAATAGCAGTCCAATTACTGGAACAGTAGTTTCTGGATCCACAAATACTGTTATTAAATTACCAGCCGACTTCAATACATCAGCAGGTGCAAATACGTATGCAAATATGTATTTCAGAATTACTCAAGGTGCAGGTCTAGCAATCTCACCAATTTTAATTACACAATCAAGTTCATCTGCAAATACCATTACACTGCAAACTGCACTACCCTTTACTCCAGGAACAGCTAATACATTTTCTATTGAGGCAGACTTTGCTACTGCGGAATCTTTTGCAGTACGAACAGGTATATACAAAACCTTTGGCGCAAACATTGATACTGATTCAAAAGATCCAGTAACTGGATTTGCACGAATCGCAGAAGAAAGTAAAAGTGCATTAGTATTTGATACTCCATTTGGTTCAATTCAAGCAAACAGTATCAATAATATGGACTTTAATGTCCTGAAGAAGTATGTTGTCAATTACAATGGAACACAACAAACAGTATCGACAACAAGTCCAGATACATGGCCTTTCTCTTCAATTTCAGATAGTATTATCCGTGATAACATTATCTGTTTTGTAAAGTCTGGTTCAAATTCATCATACGGTATCACCGCAAACACCGTTCTGGCTTTAGCTAATAATAATTTCACCGTAGGTTACGTTTCATCTTCATCATTTACGATCAATCTAAATGTTCCCGAAACAATAACATTAGATTTATTCGTAAGAACAAAGATCAATAATGGTGAAAACACATCAACTGGTGTAACAAAAGCTAAAGATATTCGCCCAACATCACCTGCACAACACGTAAGTGTTCCATTTGAAATGGGTGGTGCAAATACATTAGCCGATGCTAACACAATTACAAATACCACATTTACTGGTGGATTAATATTTGAAGATATTGGCGCAACTAACTTCACTAATACAACTATACTAAAAGATTTGAGAACACCTGGTAAAGCAGTAAGCTTAGGTGTACCTGATGTGGTTGAGATTGTACGAATTACTGATTCAAAGAGTTTGACAGCGAACGTTACAACAGCAATGCTTTCATCTACCACAAATGATATTACTGACAATTATGAATTTGACAACGGTCAAAGAAAAACACATTATGATCATGCAACAATCAAACTAAAGCGTGGTTATGCTGCGCCAACAGGTAGAGTGTTTGTACAATACAATTATCTGAAACATGAAGTGGCTACAGGTATATTCACAGTTGATTCGTATGTTTCACCACAATCAACTAACTCAATCGGATATGAAAATATACCAGCATTCAATAACAAAGAAGATCGCAAGATCGTACCACTTCAAGCTGCATTCGATTTCAGACCAAGACGTACAATCGGTGATAGCACTACTCTAAGTGGTGCATTGAATCCTATTCCAACTGATGTAATCGAAACAAGTTTCAACTATTACTTAAGTCGTATTGATCAAATTGTAGTTAAACCTTCAAAAGAATTTTCTGTAGTAAAAGGTAAAGCTGCTATTTCTCCAGTATCTCCTCCTGTTGATCCTAATGATATGCTGATTTATACATTGTCTATTCCAGCATACACAGTATCAGCAAAAGATGTGATAGCAACATTCTATAACAATCGTCGCTATAGAATGAAAGATATTGGTGCATTTGAAAATCGTATCAAACAACTTGAATACTATGTAACACTTAATTCATTGGAAAAAGATGCAGCATCAACAAAAATTATTGATGCTAATGGACTTGAGCGTTCAAAATACGGTATTGTCACAGACAGTTTTGTAAATGACGATATTAAAGCAACCAGAACAGAAGTTGGTGACGATAATCGTTGCTTGATTACTAATGGTGAATTAATGCCAGCAACCTTGATGAGAACTGTCAAGATGACTGCAAACAATTCATTGTCTTCAGGTTCAACACAGATTACTGGTATTTCAGGTAAACAAGTAATCACTCTTAGCTACACACCAACTGAATTTGTAGTACAACCATTTGCCACAAAATCAATACCTATTGCAAGCGCACTTTTTGCGAACTTCAAAGGTACAATGAAATTGTATCCAGAATTTAGCGGTGATGTTGATACTCAAACAACTGCAAAAGTAACTTTAAATTCAAGCCAAGGAATAGAAAATACATTCAACTTCATTAACGATTCACTAAAGTATATTGCGGATCAAAACGTTTCTTGGCGTGATGATATCAACAGTCCATTTGCTCAAATTGCTGATACAAGATGGTATGAAACACGCCGTGAAATCGATTTCGCAAATGCACAGAGTTGGGTTCATCTTGGTTGGGTAGGTGGAAATGCTTTTGGTACTGTAGCTCCAGTTAATGATAACACATACTTAACTAAAGGTGCACAGTTAAGTCAGAAACAAATTACAACATCTACAACAGAAATTTCAGTTGGTGATTTTGTAACTGACTTGTCAATTCAGCCATACATGAATCCTAAGCAAATTATATTCATTGCAAATGGCGTTCGTCCAAAAACAACTTTCTATTCTTACTTTGATGATGTTGCAGTAAATCAATACGTTGTTGTACCAAACAAAGTAACATTAAATGCGAATACAACATTGACAACAGGCGAACCTGTATTAATCGCAAATTCAATTGCCGATCTAGCTACAGCAAGAGCAAGTCTTCTTTCAGGCGGAACAAATTGGACAGCAGCATACATTGTTGTCAATGAAAAGAATAGCGCAAATGTCTCAATTATCAATGAAAATAATGTTTCATTGTTGAGCAATAATTTTATTCAAGGTATTAATAGTGGAAATACCTTCAGAATCACTTCTATTCAGGAACATCATTCAGGTGTTGGAACAGTAAGTGGTAATCAGATTGTATTGAATACTAACGCGGTTTCAACAGATAGTTACTATAACGGAAATACTGTAACAATCGTCAGAAGAACAAGTTCATTTGACGGCGTAGGTGAACAATATGTGATAAGCAGTTATGTTGGTTCAACTAGAACAGCTACACTAACCGCTTCACCAACAACTACTGGTAATGTCATATACAGTATTTGAGAGAATAAGTCTAGTAAATCTGGTGAAGTTGGTGGCGCATTCTATATGCCTCGCGCAACTTTCCGTTCTGGTCAAAGAAATTTCCGTGTAACTGAATCCTTCAATAACACTTATGATGGAGATTCAATCTCATTTGCGGATAAAACATATGTGTCTTCGGGTATTAATGCATCTAAAACTGAATTGGTAGATACAGTTTATAACTTTGATGTA